CGGGCGCTTCGCGCCCGTTGGTAGCACCACGGGTGCCGCCTTTCCCTTTCGGGGCGGTAGCAAACTCAACATTAACTTTGTAAATTAAAACGATTTGCTTAAATTTCCTCACTTAAATAAGTGAGGAAATTTAATTATGATTTATTAAAAAATGTATAAAACAGACCCGTTTGCATTTGTTAAACAAACCGCTTTAAGTCTTAATAATATTCCTATCACTTCAGATCGCCCATCTCCCAACGATACGTTATTATATGATGGTAGTTCGAACCAATGGAAATTTGGTGCCGGTGGAAGTGTAACAAGTATCGGCGCTACAGGTCCAACGGGTCCAACGGGTCCAACGGGCCCGTTAGGTCCAACAGGTGGAACAGGAAGTGCGATAAATATCACCGGATCTACAGGACCCACTGGCGCTTCTGGTTTACAAGGTGATGTTGGACCCACTGGCGCTTCTGGTTTACAAGGTGATGTTGGACCCACTGGCGCTTCTGGTTTACAAGGAGATGTTGGACCCACTGGCGCTTCTGGTTTACAAGGTGATGTTGGACCCACTGGCGCTTCTGGTTTACAAGGAGATGTTGGACCCACTGGCGCTCCTGGTGGGTCTTTTTCATATTTTGCAGGTTCAAGTAATACTGTTAGAACATACCCGAATATTAACAGACAAGTTATTAACCTAGATACTATTCTTATCAACATAGGAAATAATATAACTTATGATGGGGGTTTATCTGAAGTTACATTACAACCAGGAATATATGAAGCTTATGCCTCGATAGGATATGCAGAAATAATAGGGACCGGGACTGCACAGTTTATGTGGTGGTTTGATGGGTTCTCTATCTCTGATAGTGGTTTTCAAATTACAAATCCTCCAGTTGATACCATTTATAATGCAATGGAATGTACTGCAGTTTTAAACGTGACGCTCGCAAACAGTAAGTTACAATTGCGAATTGAAAAAACCAATGTTGAGATAACTCTGGGGGTGGCGGCCGTGTCTCCCTTTCTGGCAACAGGGTTCCCCAAAATAATGATTAGACAAATTGCTTAACCCTACCCTTATTTAATCAAATTTTTATTTGATTTTTTATTAAAATTAACAAATTGATTTTTAAGTAAAAATTTGATTTATGTAAATTCAACAAATATAACAATATATTATATTAACCCCTAATAACATTTTTAACAAAAAAATGAAAGAAAACCAGGAGGAAAACCAGGAGGAAAACCAGGAGGAAAACCAGGAGGAAAAAATGGAATGTGATGATGATGTTACCGATCAACAGGGTCCAGAAGGAAATTTTTGTCTTGACGATCTAGAAAATGATCAAAACAAGGATCATCATCAAGAAGACAAAGAAGAGAACGATATTCCAGAAATCGAGGAAGAAAAAAACAACATCGCCTCGCAGAAGAACACTGATTTTCTAAAAAAGAAAACAATTACCATCGTTACCATAGAGACATATGATACGATTATAAAAAAGAAAACAAAAATTGTAAAGAGGTTAAACAAACCAACAATTACACGGATATACAAAACGATAATACAGAAATAAATGCGTTAAAAATTTAATCAACTACCGCCGCAGACAATACCTAAATTTAAAATAGTAAGGCCTTCGGCCCCGCCAGGTAGTGTTAATTAAACGATTTTAGTTCTTGATTTATAGATCCCTAAGATTAGCTTAGGAATCTCTCATTTCTTTTAATTATCGATTTTTCGAAATACGACGATTTCGTAAAGTGAAATCACTTCTTTTTCTTCAACAGAAGGGGGTAATAATCTCATAAACTTGTACAATCTTGGATCCAAGCGCTGTTGTTCGTAAAAATACTTTAAGAAAGGTTGTTTCATTTCGCGTATTATATTATAACCCAACAACAACTTTTCTAGTTTTGGTAAATTAACAAAATATTCGACACATTCGTCAACAGAGCCAACCAAAGTAAAATAATATTTTTTATATATATTTTTCCCCGCGTTTGTCTTGGTTGTTATTTTCGGAAAACGTATTTTAAAAAAACGGTTAGACAAGTTGCCAGATTTATACAAATTAATAATTTTTTGTTTGTTAGGAACGGTCATAATAAAATACCCATTATTATTTAAATGAACGGCTATATTTTGTACTGCTGTTTTTAGAGAGCAGTCGTCGACAAAAGCATAATGAAAACTTAATTGAGATGAAATAATGTCAAATTTCTTATGAAAGTTGACCTCTCTATTATATACGTCTTTAATTTTAAACACCGTTTTAAATAACGGTTTCAACCTACGAACTCTTTGTTTGGCATGAACGATAGATTTATCTGATATGTCAACACCCCAGTATTCTTTAATATCCATTGTATTATATTTTGATAAATCTCCTCCTTTACCACAACCAAGGTCCAATACAATAGATCCTTTGGAAATATAATGGCGTAATATACGCGCTTTAATAAAATTATTAATTCCGCGAATGTTGACTGTTAATAACTGGGTATCTTTATCAACATTTATTTTATTATAATGGTTTCGTATTTGGTTTATTTCTTTTTTTGTTTCTGAATTATTTAAACATATGGAATTTAAATAATCGTCATTTCCTGTTAAAGGCGTACTCGTCTCCAATGAGGGTGAAAATTTTGGGTTTAAATACAAATCATATAAATGGGAATATTTTTTAAATATTTTACCCTGAGGGGTAATTGTTCGTTGAGTAACCGGATTTATATATGGATTTTTATTCCATTTTTGTAAAAGATGTATAAGACTTTCATCCATAGTTTTGTTTAAAGTTGATATTATTTTATAATCTTCATATGATTATTGAGTCTTTGTTTGTTTTTTAGTTTGTTGGAAAGTAAAAAATGTACCAATACTTCCTACTACTAAAAATAATACACCTCCATATAAATATAATTTTTCTTTATTTAGTGTTTTAAATCCACTAGTATTAGTATATGGTAATGAAACTGCTTTGGGAATTAACCCGGGCCCTGTTAGCGTTTGTTCTAATTTCCATTGAGGGGTTGGATCTGAAATATAACGATATTGCTCAAAAATTGAAGGGTTTCGTGGATTAAAATATATATACACGTCGAAATACTTAGGAGAAGACATCAAAGAAACACGGTTAAAAGTGTTGGTTGGTGGAGTGTTACCCCATGTTGCATTAGAGAAAGGAGGCGATGCTAAAATTCCTCGAAATTTCCATGTTTTATTACTTAATTGATACCACTCTGCGTTTGTTTGATTCAAATAAATATCACCGTCGTTTATATTTGTTAAATCTGTTGGAGGGGGAGTTGGGTTTTGGAACAACTGAGGGGTATATAAAATGTTGATTCCGTCTGGTTTAATTGATTGCTCACACGACTTTGAAACATTTGTATAAAATAAAGTTTTTGGCATCGGATATGGTTTCAAGCTGCCATCAGGTTGTACTTCTCCTGCAAGCCAGTCAAACGCTTGACAATCTGTGCTGTTAAAACATATATCTGCCGCGTCTTGTTGCGTTTTTAAGGAAGTGTCTGGAATTGGATCTCGAGGAAGAAACATACAAACAGGGGTATTAATAATCCCTGAAGAATACCCAGTAAGTTGCATTTCTTTTGTAATTTTTTCAAAATATAAAATAATCAAACCAATACCGATAAGTAAAATTAAAGGAAAAATATATTTTAAGGCAGCACTACCAAAAATAACACCTCCTATAACGGGAAGACCAAAAAGAATAGCCACCGCGGCTATTATGGCCCATTCAGACACTCCTTTGGAGGCAGAGCTCGCTTTCTGCCCTACTTGGTTAAGAACGTCTTGAAGAGTTTGATTGTTTGAAACAATACTCTGTACACAGTTTTGCAAAATATTTGACATTTGCTCCATTACATTATTTTGAATATAAACATTACCCTTCACCCTGTCAACGACAATTTGCTGCATTTGTCTACTTCCTGTTGCACACTCTTGTCTAATATACGTTAAAATTTGAATTTCTGCTTCTACTAAAGTATTCACAATGTTTTCTGCATCTGAAAACTGTGCAAAATTGAGCCCCGAAATAACGCTTTTCGCTTCTTGGGTTAGTTCTTGAACCAGTGTTTGTTGTGCATCGGTCGTAGTTATAGCCGACAACAGCGCTTGCATGTTGATGGTAGCGACCTGTTTAAAAACATTTCCTTCAATATGGACATCACCGTCAATATTTGACACGCTTATAATTTGAGAAGAATCTTCCGAAAGAGCGGTTTTTTGTATAATATCCGTTGAAACTTTTGACACTGCCCGTGTAATACTATTTATAATATTTTGTGAAAACGACGATCCCATCTTTTTGTAACCTCTTTTTTAATTTTTATAAAAATTAAAAATGAACAACGATTATGAAAATTATGAACTTGAAGAAGAATGTGAATTAAAACCCGAATTTAATGTATTTCAACGAACGGAGATTTTTCAGGAACAACATCCATATTTAAAAAAAGGAGACAAGGATAAAACATCTCGTTTTATAACTTTTGTTAATATTGTAGCAAAAGAAATACAATCCCAAGAGTTGTTGAATATTACATCAGATGATATTGAAATGCTTAATAATTTAATACTACAAATCCCTTCTCCTAGTTATAAAAACCCAACAGCGTTTATATTAGGATATTGGTTTTTTAAGAGATCTAATGGAGCTCTTGGTTTCTTCGGGGCTCTGCCAAAAGGGGAAGACGGGTACGAAGAACCTGGTGGTGGAGGCGCCGAAGGTACCGCCATAGGCCCCGGGCGCGAAGCGCCTATGCATGTGTGGAAAAAAATTTTAAATATTTTAGACAAAACACCATATCCAGTTAAAGCTCACGATGTAATTAGATATGCTAGAATGATTTCTACCATCAAACGCGAGGCGCCTGGCGGCGCCCGCGGAGCGGCCGCCCCCGAAGGGGCAGGCGTTGTCCCTTAAGGGGTCCCGCCCAAGATGGACCAACCTCTGGTGGGGGGGTTTTGCCGCGAAACGACAACGAATATCGGACCTTCGAGGAGCGGTAAGTGTTTGGTGCTCTTATATTCAAACAAAAATATCATCCTCGAGACGGAGGAGCTATATTCCAAGGGGGGTGTTTAATAAAATTAAAAGTATTAAAAGTGGTCCAGCATTTATAATGACTAGTATTATGTCTCAAACATAAAACGGTAAGTGTTAAACAAAAATATTTATAGAGTTTCATTTTTAATTTATGTAGAGAAATTCTCTCCTTCGAGCCTAGATCCTTCCGCTTTCAACGGCAGGGCCTTCGCGGCGCCCGAGACGTCGAATATTCCAAATCTATAAAAAATGATTTTTTTATAGATTTGATTATCAAAATTTTTAAACTGTTGAAATGCCGTGCATTCATAATGTAAATTATATACCGACAAATGGATATAATTTGTCGGTATATTATAATATAGACGTTTTCCAATATATATCTAACAACATTATTGCTGATTCCACACCGCTTTCTTATCCAAGGGTTAGGGAAACCCTAACCGCGACGTCGGCATTCCCTAACCCTTGTGCTACCAACGGGCGCGAGGCGCCTGTCGGCGGCCGCGAAGCGGTCACGAAAAGAGGGGTTTTTAATAGTTTAAAATCGTTTATTAATACAACAACAATTCTTTTAAAGACAAACATGAAGGGTTTCCGGGAGCGTTTAAATAACGAATACATGCAATACACTCCGAAAATACAGTACCGAAAACCATGCGTTTTGTCACATAGCTGCAAAGGGTCTACCGACGGAGCCAAAGGCTCCGTCGGCGGTCGCGAAGCGACTACCGCCGAAAACCTACAGGCGGAAGGTGGTGAGGTCCCAAACACACCTTCGGGAGCACCATGTCAAAAAGAAACACCTGTTTGTACATCTTCCCCACTTGAATATAATAAACCTATATGTAAACAACATTCAATGAACTATATTTATGTAATTTCATCTCCTATTAACGCATATAACAATAGATTTATTGTTAGCGGAAGCAAAACTTTGTATGAAATGAAAACCCATGTAAAAGATTTAAACAGAAATCAAAAAGAAGACTTGTTTTATATTGCTTTTTATATAAAAGTAGCCGAATATAAAGTTGTTTTAAAACGTATTAAAAAAATTTTTGCAGGATTTAAAGATTACAAGAATTTCGACTCGTCTTTGCAACGAACCAATGCCTTCGGTTGTGGCCGCGGAACGGTTACCAGCGGGGTGCGGCGTTTGGGAAGGTACTTTGGTGGTGATGTCTTTGGTTCGTCGCCTCATGACATCGACCTCGATATTAAACAAGAAGAAGTATATATTATTCATTATAACACGTTGACCTCTTTTATAAAACGTATTGTGAATTATATTAATGAAGAAACAAAAGAATATGACGAAAGTGTTTTGTGTAATGCTATTCATACAATGTGTAAAAAACAACCACGTCCTGCTATAATTCCTCCTATGTTACATAAATTTGATTAAATAACTCGCCGCCTCCGCGGCTCTCACATTATATATATAAAACTTTTATTTCATAAAAAATTTTTTATGAAATTTTATCCTATATCCTAGACGCCGAAGGCGGTACCAAAATATTAAACAGGCCATAATGGATTGTCGAGTATATGCACGACCCCTTTTTCTACTAAGATATCTCCGTGTGTTAAAAGACGATTCTCAATTTGAACAATTGGCGGGGCCGTGCCACAGGAAGGTTTAGGGATGGTCCCAAATGCCCCTTGCTGGGATGGATATAAATTACATTCAACAACTCCTGGTGTGCAATCGTTTGAATAAAAGTTATTAATCATACATTTTTGAACAATATCTGCCTGTTTATTACCACCGAAGGCGGTGCCCGCTTCGCGGCTACAACCGTTTGTATATAAACTCGTTGTGCCAAAAAAGTCACCATCAAATGCTTCGCGCTCGGCGGTGAAAACATCAACTTGTAATTTGTCAATATTATTTAACGAATATAACATTAGTCCTGACGCGAGCATGTTAACAGTTATAATCCCACGTATTGTTGATTTCAACAAAAGGTTTCGTGCATAATCGGGAGTAATGTTTGAAATATTGGGGACCTCTTTTGCAATGAATAGGGTATATGGTATAACAGGAGTGTTATAAAAAGCTTCCATTTTTGCAATTTGAATTAAATGATAATAATCCTTGTTTGTATTTTTCAGATAATCTAGAAACGTGTTAGGTGTGGATTTAATTCCTAAGTAACACGCAGAGCAGGGTTCATAAATCATGTTCCCTGTCGAGTTTGGAGTTATCGCAGTCATCTCTCTTTTTAGTAAATCTAGATTACTTCGTTTAAACTATCCAATATAAATCGTTCAATATCACAAATTTTGACAGTATATGGAACTATAATTAATTTTATACTATTTTTTTTACATAATTCCATTTTTATTTGATCTCTGTATTTAGTATTATAAAATGAATCCCTGGTTCTATGAAATCTAGGTGTATATTTATAATGTTGTTCCCCATTATATTCTATCGCCAGTTTTAATTCGGGATTGTAACAATCGAGTTCTAAATTTTGCCCTGTGATTTCATTTTTAAGAAAGGTTGGTCGGGTTTTAGTAAACGAACGCCCCGTTATTTTTTCAATAACTCTTTTGCATTCCATTTCTCCACGGCTTTGGAAACTATTTGACCCCGATTTATTAAACCCAAGGAGACTTCTACCGCCGAAGGCGGCGTCACCTACAGTGTTACCCACCCGAAGGGTGGGCGCCAACAATGGCCGGAGGCCATTGTTGGTACCACCAAACGCTTCTCGCCTGATGATACCATATCCATTATTAAAATCGACCAAATCGTTCTCTGTGGTTAGGCGCGAAGCGCCCGCCGACAGGGCCTCGGGCCCTGTCGGTAATAAATTGAACGGGGGTAAATTTTTAAACTGAGTTGGTTTTTCTAATAAAGTTTTAATCATTTCGCTATGATTTGTAAATGTTCCTCGTTTATTAGTTAATAAATTCCAAAGATATATAGTTAATAATATAATAAAACACCCCCAAAGAATAACATATATATATTTGTCTATGGTATTTGTAAACCACTGATTCATTTTGTTATAGAAAAATATTTTTACAACAATAAATAAGATATAAAATATTGATTTTTTACACTGTCAGTGTATATAGGAACAAACAATTTATTAAGATGCACTCCTTAATCAATATACTCGGAGATCATGCCATCTTTGATATCGGGTGTAAAAAACAAAAAATTAAAATTGCAGGCACGTATGAAAACCCATATTTTTGTGGTAAAGATGTGTGCACGTTTTTGGAATATACCGATGTTGAAAAGGCCCTTGTCGACCACGTAAAACCTAAAAATAAAAAAGATTTACAAACTATTTATAAAGAAAGCTGTGCCACCAGGCGCGAAACGCCTGGTGGCGGCCGCGAAACGCCTGGTGGCGGCCGCGAAGCGGCTACAAATACCAAATTATTAAATAACAACAATGAAAAAGCTATATATATAAACGAAGCCGGTTTATATTCTCTAATTATGTATAGTCATGTTGCGTTTTCTGAAAAGTTCCAAGATTTTGTACACGAACAAATTCTTCCAACAATTAGAAAAACCGGTAAATATCAATTGAAAAAAACCACCGTGCCAAAAAACGATGATAAAGGTTATGTTTACAGATGTGACCCACCACCTCCAGAACCAGATACGGCTGGCCCAGAAGGTGTACACCTTCTGGAGGCTGGTATCCAAGGTTGTTGGTCTTGGCCGCCTTTGATGGGCGGGTTAAATGTGCGAAACAGCACCACGGGCACAACAGTTTTCTGTGGTAGCCGCGGAGTGGCCGCCGTCAGGGGCTTCACGTTTGGTGACAGTCTTCAGTCAAAGACGGAAAGTGGTGGATACTTCATATCCACCATCGAAAGTGGCGACTGTGAAGCAACCGCCAACAGGCGCTTTGCCCCTGTCGACGACGCCGAAGGCGGTAGTAGCAGCGGAGCGGCCACCTCCGAAGGCGTGGTGTCAGGGCAATGACAAGCTCGTCGGTATCAACTTAACTGTATTTGCATGGTTAAAATAAATGCAGGATTATTTATTTAAAATTATTATGTTAAGAGTTTTTCTTTATTTTAGAAATAAAGAAAAATAGATTTCCACCTTTGTGCCTACAAAAGTGGTTTTTAGCGGCAGTCTTAGTGTCTGGACAATTGTTGCAACTTTGGATAGCCATTGAACAGATTTAATATCTACCGCATTATCTATAACATTAGAAAATCATGTTTCGTTTCATCACCCTAATGATAATGAAATTAATGTAGTCGCTTCACGTCAGGTGGTAGCCGCTTCGCAGCCGCCGTCGAAGGCGGTAAAAATCGAATAAAAATTTAATTAATTAAAACGGTGTCTTTTATTTCACCCCGACAGCAAGGACATGTCGAATTTTGTTCGATTAATCGATTGGTACAGCTGGCACAACACATATGGTTGCATGGTAGAAATTGAATTTTATTGGTATTATTTAAGCAAACACAACATTCGTTAGAAGGATCGTTAGCCATAGTGTCTAAGTCGATAGAATAGGTTTTCAGCTTACGATGTTTGTATGGACAACCATTTTCATGGAGAAATTTTAAACAATTTAGATGGCCGTTTCTAGTAGCACCGTTACAAGCCCATATGCTCCACGGACAACCATTTTCACGAGCATATCTGAGACAGTATAGATGACCGTTTTCAGCAGCTCTGGTACAAATAAATTCGTCCCATGGACAACCATTTTCATGAGCGTACTTGAGACATTCTAGATGGCCGTTTCCAGCAGCATTAGCACAAGTCCATACACTCCACGGACAACCATTTTCGTGAGCGTATATGAGGCATTCTAGATGGCCGTTTTTAGCGGCAGTCATAGTATCTGAACAATTGTTGCAACTTTGGATATCCATTGAACAGATTTAATATTTATCAGTATTTCCAACTCTTAAAAAATCAGATTTTTCATCATCCTAATGATGA